GGGCCGCGTGTGCGGCCCCCAGGTGATCCTGTCACTGAGCCCTTTGGCTCCTCTAGTGGATACGTTTCTAGGTAGGTCTGATCATGACTGTAAGACATCGGGAAGCTGACTTTAGGGTAACCGAATGTGGTACTTACCACAATTGGATCTTTGGAGACAGCTACCAGTGCATGACTCATGGTCAAAATCTCGTGTGCGACGATGTTATTGACAATTGGGAGGGGGTTAACCCTTTCCTTGCCACTGACGTCACTAACCGCTACGGGAGCTTCACGGGAACCTCGCCTGACGGTCTAAGGTGGTGCAATGCATACCCTATGACTTTCAGACCTGGGGCTCCGTCTCCGACCTTGGTGTACCCAAACTACACTAGTTTGGATTTAAGCAACAAGGCCTGGGAGATACTCGCTAAAACGAATCCAAATTTACCTTTGGTAAATTTGCCTACGTTTATTGGTGAGTTGAAGGACTTGCCGTCACTAGTCGAGGGTTGGGGTCGCGGCCTACTGAAGGCCATAGCGCAAGGATATTTATCCTGGCGTTGGGCGATCCGACCAATGATTAGTGACCTTCGCAAGCTGATGACGTTTGTAGATGCTGTCAATCAGCGTCTCACTTACCTACTCAGGTTGCGCGATGGGAAACCTATGCACAAACGGTGCGTTTTAGGTCAAGGGATGAAGAACAGTGCCCCTACTTTTGCCACCTGGCATAGTAATGGGCCGTTCGTTCAAGGTTGGCGTCATGTGGTTACCTCATATAATGAGTGGGCCACAGTCCAGTGGAAACTGGATCCTGCTTGCGCGATCCCGACGCTTGGCTACGGTGAGCTCGATAAGCTCGCCCGGCGCCTTACGCTAGGTCTCACGTACTCAGGTGCGCTTTCAACTCTTTGGGAATTGACGCCCTGGAGTTGGCTAGCAGACTGGTTTGGAAGTTTCGGCACTTTTGTCGCCGCTACTAACAATTCAGTCCCCTTGCTCTACGACAAGATGTGTCTAATGCGTACAAGGCGGACTTCCGTCCGTTGGTACAATTGGACAAACTCGACCCCGTGGTATGTCTTATCGACATTGCCCACGGAGCTGAGCATCATAAAGGAGAGGCAAATTGTCTATCCTTTGTTACCGTTTGTCGTCCCACAAATCCCGGTTTTAACAACCGGACAGTGGTCGATCTTGGCTTCGTTAGCAGTCCTCAAGCTAAAATAGCCTGGGTCAACTGCTCACTTAGTCAAGGAGTCTCTCACATGTTTGGCAACACCCTTGTTCTTCCCCAAGTTGGTGGCAACATCACCTTGGTCAAGATCAACCAAGATGCATATACTTCCGAGTATATGTTTCGAACCGCTCTCACTCAGTACAATGCCAAGATTAGGCATTCAAAGGTGAAAGTAGGAGGCGTCGAGTATGATCGGCATAACTTTGAAGTTGTGCAAACCATCTTCGCGACGTCGACTGTGGCTGAGTATAAACGCAAGTTCTACTATGTCTATGAGCATTTGCCCAGCGACACATCTGTAGATCTCGGTGATGCAGTGGCTGATCTTGCCATTGCGACCTCCGATGCATTTATGGTCAGTCTGTTCGGTTGGGAGTCGTAATTACCGTCAGTTGGTGCGATGGCAACATGAGCGTGAAATAGAGCTCAAAGAGCCAGCACCTTCCGCTCGTCGCGGAATGGCGGATCAAACGGCTAACAACAGTTTGGGTTAAGGATGGCCGTCCAAACGCATGGTTCATGTCCGACCCTTTAAAGGCCGTTTATGATTAAAAGCCATGTAGGAGAGCTTGTGCGCGTATACGAGGCGTTATTTAAAGACGTCACGTATGCGTACCCGACACTAGAGAATGGGCTTAAGATGGATCTTACCCTACTCTTACACTTCGTGGAGCATAGAGGACTTCCAGTTTTTCTGGTCGACCTCCCAGCAGTTGGAAAACACCTCCTTAGGTGCCTTTCCGGCGGCAAGTACGAACTATCGGGACTTCCCCTGACGAAGGGGTTCTCGAATAGTGTAGTGATCCCTAAGTTTCTTAGGGGACTCTACCTACTTGTTTTTCACGAAGATGGAAGCTTGAAGGATGAGGTGGATCATTTAGCTATCTACTTCCTAAGGCAGATATTTAATGCTGCCAAGAAAGCGGTAGTCGAATGCCACCCTCGTAAGGTACAAGACGCTGTCGTCGAGTTCCTTGAGGTTGATAGTGCTTTACCAGAACCCGATGGGTTTTGGGCGCTAGATAAACCTAACCCCTCTCATGTAAAGGAGACCTTTGTTGGTTTCGAAAGGTCCCTATATTACAGAGGAAAGGTTGATTCTATGGATTCGCGCAAGCGAATCCAGCTCTCGCTCTTCCTTACGACACTTGACACCGTGTCAGGTATCGTATCCGCGGCACTGGGGTCTTACGATCCAAGTGCTTGGCGGTTCAGGCATGGCAAAGGTGCTGTTTCAGAAGTCACTGGTCCGCACGACAAGTATGTCTTCGCGAACTGGAGCGACCGGCTGGAACATGTGTACCCAATCGCCGACTATGGTTTCCATAGTTATTCGAGTTGGGCTGGTAACGGTGGCCGTTCAAGATGTGTGGGTTCGCAAGAACCTTCGTCTAGAATGGTCGCTGTCCCGAAGTCTTATGATGGGCCTCGGCTCATTGCCGCGGAACCAAGTGAGCATCAGTGGTGCCAACAAAACCTGTTGGACTACTTCGCTCAGCGATGCAGATCGACGTGGATTGATAGATTTTGTCGTTTTGACGACCAATCTCTTAATCAGTCTTTGTGCAAAGCTAATTCTTCAGGTGGTCACCTGGCTACGGTGGACCTTTCGTCCGCCTCCGACCATGTGACATGCCACCTTGTGGGGCAGCTGTTTAGGAGCAATCCTAACCTGCTTATAGCTCTACAAGCTACGCGTACCCGTTATGTGAG